GTATCGTTTCATTTCTCCCCCTTAACCATGAAGCTTGTATCTTCACAGTCGTTGTTTAGTTGACAGTTGTACATGTCAGAGCCTTCTTCAGCCAAAGTCTCTTCACGCTCTAACTGTCTGCCGTGGATGATTCCGATTTGTAATGCTCCTAGTAATGCTATTAGTGTAAGTATGTATTTCATATTTGTCTCCTTGAGTATGTAAAGATATTAGACAAAGCAGATAGGTTTGTCAATAAGAAAAGAAATAAATAATTACCTATTGCCTTTAATCGTTGAAATTGCTAAGGTATTTGAATCCAAAAAAATGATTCTTTTAGACCAAAACGACTACAATAAGTTCTTAGAAGATTTAGCCATGTTAGTTATTGAAAGAGCTAAAACTCAAGGGCAAGAGTTAGAGTTAGATCAAGCTAAGGATCTAGTGTTTCAATTCATCCATCAAAGTTATCAAAAGCATGAAACTTAAATGGATATTAAAACACTCCTAAAGAGCTTAGAAGATTTATATAAAGACAAGGAAAACTTTGAATTAGCTAATTTGTACTACAATGGAACGCTACCATCTGGGATTTATCATTGGTTAATGTGCATACGCCCAGGCAATGTTCCATGGCATTATTTTGATCTAAGCGCCCTTTTGATAAGACCTAAAAAAAAAGTATTCTTAGCCCGCTTTAAATGCTTTTTTAAGGGCCATTCAAAGCTGATTAAAGATGATTTAAATGAAAAACTAAAGTATTGTGAAAGATGTTATAAATTCGTTTATGGACATTAAAAGCTTATACATTCGCGGATGGAAAGAACTGGCAGAAGTAACAGGCTTTCATGAAAGAACCCTAAGACGCTGGCATTATGAACGGTGTAAGTTAAAATTCAATAAGCTACAACCCAACTCTAAAACCTCAAGATGGATAGCCTCAGTCTCTCAAGTATTGAGATGGCTTCATGTTATGGGAGTGATTGAAATAAACAACTCGCCCTATCTAAAGCCCTAACGATGCCCTATCGTGTTTTTTTAAAACTTATATAAACTAAGTGCGTGCCTAAACACCCTGATTACGAAGAACGTTCAGCTCTTCTAGAGCAAGAAGATGCTATTGAAGAGAAGGCTTCTATCAGAGAAGTCACTTCAATCATTCGTCATACACTAAAAGAATCAGTCAAAGAGCTAATTAATCTTACAAGATCAGGTGATGAGTCTATTCGTCTGAATGCGGTTAAGCATCACCTAAAGTTGGCTGGTTTAGAGGTTGAAAAGAGTGAAGTGAATAACAAAGGCGTGATGAGTTTAACTATCAGTCCCGAGCAAGCAGCAAGGGTGATTGATGCGGCAAACAAGTAGGAGAGAGCCTTCGGGCAATAGAATCCGAACGTTTACGCTAGAGAGTCCAGATGCAAGCAAGTGACGTTTTAGAGGCAGCAAGAAGTAAGTTATTAAGCTACTGTTCTTTGACAAATGAATACTTCAAGATACCGGAACACATCCGAAAGATGGCTGGAATCTTAGAGAGAGTGGAAAAAGGAGAGCTTAAGAGGGTTATTATAACAATCCCTCCAAGGCATGGGAAGAGTATGCTGTGTTCTCAGTATTTCCCTGCTTGGTACATGGGGAGGAACCCTAGTAAGTACTTAATAGCAGCGACTTATGGGCAGGACTTAAGTGATGATTTTGGTAGGAAGGTAAGGGATCAGCTAGCTGATAGTTACTTCAAGGCAGTATTCCCCAAGACACAGTTGAGGGCTGATTCTAAAGCAGCAGCAAGGTTTGAGACGACAGATGGTGGGACATACTTCGGCGTAGGTGCAGGCGGGCCTATAACAGGTAGAGGCGCTCACCTTCTCTTAATCGATGATCCTATTAAGAACCGAGAGGAGGCTGACTCTGAGGCGATGAGGACAAAGCTTTGGGATTGGTATAGGTCAGTTGCTTATACCAGGTTGATGCCTCAAGGTGCAGTGGTAGTCATCATGACTAGGTGGCATGAAGAGGACTTGATAGGCCAAATCTTAGCTAACGAGAACGCGTCAGATTGGACCGTGTTCAACTTAAAGGCAATAAGTGACACAGGACAGCCTCTTTGGCCTGAATCGTACAACCTAGACGCTTTAAACGACATTAGGCGGACTGTAGGAGAGTACGACTGGTCCTGTTTATACCAGCAAGAGCCTATCCCTCATGAAGGAATCATCTTCAAACCTGATTGGATGAAAGCGGGACTAGCAGAAAGCAATGAGTATGCAGCCTTCTACGCAGCAGTCGACCCCGCGATCAGTAAGAGCGAGCTAGCTGATGAAACAGCAATCTGTGTTGTAGGTCTTAGTTACACATCCCCAGCAACAGTGCACGAGTTAGAAACCCTCCATGGCCATTGGACCTTTGAGCAGCAAATCAAAGTGATTCAAGCAATACACAAGAAATACCAGATAGATTGTTTCGGGATAGAGGACGTCGCCTATCAAAAGGCCTTGATACAAGAGTGTCAGAGACTTTGGATACCGGTGACCCCATTAAAAGCAAACAGAGACAAAGTAGCACGAGCGATGAGTGTTTCTCACTTCTTCTCACAAGGAAGAGTCAGAGTGAACACAAGTGAAACCAGACGTCAGATGTTAAGCTTTAGAGGAGCAGGAGAAAAGAACGACTTAGCTGATGCTCTTATACACGCAGTGGGAATGGTTAGAGATTACTCAGAAGAGCGATACTTAAAAGAGGGAAAGCCAGAGAAGTTAAACTCTCATGAATGGTTTTATCGGATGTCAAGCAAGCAAGAGCGCGAAGGTGAGACAGCAGCACAAGAAGAAGTTTACGACAAGAGTTACGCAGGACCAACAAATGAAGATTTTTATTAAGGAGAAGGTATGGCTTTAACAGCAAGTAACATTTCATGGCCAGTTGAAAAGCTGGCAGAAGCAAAGGAGAATATATGGCTTTAACTTTCCCATCGGCATTTAAACCAGAGAACTTTGGCTCACAAAACGGAGCTGTAGGAACTCTGCAATTAGATGCATCATATCCAACTGGTGGGTATTCACTTACTCCGCAGATGTTTGGATTAAGTGTTATCAACTCACTCTCATGCACAACAGTTCAAGGTGATTTGCTTTTTTATAACTACACAACCAAAAAGCTTATGGCTTTTACAGCTGGAGGCGGAGCTGGTGGTGTAACAGGTTCTACGTCTGGAGCGGTAACTACTCCGACTATTTCTCTGGGTGCTCTTCCTGGTCATCAGCATGTGATACAGGAAACAATTAACGAAGCTGTTGCGGTAGCTGCAAACGTCGGAGCTTTAGCTTCAGTCCCTACTATTGTACAAAATGTTTATGTAACAGCAGGCGGTGTGACTGGACCTTTTGTTATTATCCCGTCAACTCAGACTCCTGCGACAGGCCAAGTACAAATCAGTCATACAACAAATTTGATCACATTTTTTGCAGGCGATGCAGTCACAGCTGCTGACGTGACCTACATTGTAGGCGCTGTAACTTCTGTGTCTGGCGGAATGCCAATTGTAATAGGAGTTAGCCCTCAAACCTTTGCTGCACATACACATACAGTCGCTGCTGGAGCTGGTGGATTGAGTGAGGTTGCAGGCGGAACAGATTTATCAACAGTAATCGGTAACTATATCGTAATCGGACAATAAAAGGAGAATATATGGCTTTCGTAACAACACAAACAAACGCAGTTAAAACCGCAGGATACACACCTGCTTTGGTTTTAGTAACAGGAACTTATTTAAGCTCTGGTGGTGATACAGGCGGAATCATCTCGCCAGGATACACAAATGCCAGTGGAACTTTGACAGCTGTTACAAACACAAGTGCTTATGGTGATGCTTCTGGTTGTACTAAGATGGTTTATGCTCAAGTCACCCCAACTCTTAGTGATGCAACAGCTCCTGGTGGAGTGATTGCATTCAATGCAACTCGTTCACGTGATGAGTTCACAGTTGTTACAACTGCCGATACTGGCGGACGTTATTGCCTGTACTGCTTAAACAACGGTGACCAACCATAATGTTTAAATGTTCAACATGCTCTGAGCTGAAGGAACAAATCCTTTGGCTACGAGATCAGAACAAGAATCTGGCCGATAGGCTGTTGGCAATTAGTACCCCTAATATGCTGACAGCCTTCCGGTCGGACTATGACCCTAAGGGTGATTACTATGGGTCGTCTGAGCATGATCAGGTTTTAGCAATAGATGAGTTTGGCCAGAGTGTAGCGGTTGATAAGGTGGAGGATTAGTTGAAAGAGTTATACCAGGATACGAAGACAGCTGAATCTTTCTTAAAGAAGGCTTTTGAAGCAGATCAAGAGTCTAAGCACATGTTGGTGCGTCTTTGGGAGCGTAATGCTGCTTTTGCTAATGGTAACCAAGCGATTATCCCTCAGACATCTTCAACGATGCAGTTTTCTGGTGGGAACCTCTACGCTAACGACAATCAAGCTTTAAGATCTCGTGCTTATATCACTAATGAGATTGAGCCTATTATTAGAACTTTAGTGTCTTATGCGACACGAGCACAGCCGACTATTGATGTTTACGCTCCTGAAAAGAATGAAGAAGGGGATGCAAGAGCTGCGATCGCTAACCGTATCTTAGATGCTAAGTATAATTTAGATAATGAAGTTACGATGTCAAAGACAGCTGCATTCTATGCGTTTGTTTTTGGGACATGTATTCGTAAGGATTATTGGGATTCTTCAGCTGGCAGTAAGTTTCAAATTCCTGTTTATGATGAGTTAGGGAATGAAGTGACTGACCCTGAGACTGGAGATATTCAGACCCGTGAGATGCAATCTGGAGATAACAAGGTTGCGATCTTAACTCCTATGTCGATCAGCTTTGACTGGTCATACACTGACTTTGATTCACTCCCTTGGATCATGGAAAGTTATTTGATGCCTGTAGAATGGGGCAAGCAAATGTATGACAAGCAAGAGCCTGGTTATACTGGAGCTGGTGCTAAAATAGGTGATGGTGAGTCAATAGGGTATTCCCTTACTACTTTAGAGCGTTTGAAGTATGCGACACCGTTTAATTATGGATCTTCAGCTAATTTAAGACTTTCTGGCAAAGCTTTATTTCAGGAAGTTTACGTTCAGCCATCAGATGACCTTCCTAAAGGCAGACTTATTGTTTTAGCTAATGGAATTGCCGTCTATGATTCTTATAATAACGGGGAAGACTTAGGGTCTCCATATTTCATGCCTTATGAGAATGCTATGTGGCATCCATATTCATTCTTTGTGAATGATTTGTATGTTGGTAGAACTCTAGGAAAGTCGTTAGTTGAGTCTATTTTACCTATTCAGATCCGTTTAAATGAGATTAACGGAGCAATTCTTCAGAATGCCAATACATTAGCTAAAGTTGATATATTGACCCCTGAAAACTCTCTTAAAAGAGGTGTTTTGAATGGTCAAGGTGCTCAAGTTTACACGTTTAAACCGCATCCTTCTGGATATAAGCCTGAAAAGTGGCCAGGTGTTCCTCTTCCTCCTCAGTTTTTCAATGAGAGAGATATGTTGATAGAGTCGATGGTGCGTATTGCTGGCACAAACATGATTATGTCTGGTCAGCCTCCTAAAGGTGTTACGGCGGCAGCGGCTATTGAGCAGCTTTTAGATAATGCAACAGCTCAAAGAAGTGATTTCATGATTTCGTGGGAGAAGTTCCACGAACAAGGATTTACTAAGAAGCTTCGTATTATACGTAATTTCAACAAAGTCCCCAATAAAGACATTATCGACTACTTAAGAATGGTGGCTAAAGACGCTCTTGATATGGACCTCGAGACGTTTGTCGGGGAAGACATTGGTGATGGGTTAAGCGTCAAGATTGAGCCAGGATCGATGATCCCAAGGTCGGAGAAGGCTACACGTGAGTTGTTTAAAGAGTTCGCTAAGGAAAGGTTATTAGGGCCTTTGGCAGAGGATTCTGCTCGTGGAGCTAAGCTTCGTAAGGAACTTCTTTCTAAGTTTGGAGAGAAGGGCTTTGAAGTCGATCAAGCCGCAGATGTTGATAAGGCTTACTGGGAAAATGATTTAATGATTAAGGGTATGCCAGCTCAGTTCTGGATTGAGGATGATCATCAGATCCATCTTAGCTGTCATATTTCAAAAGCAAAAGAACCTAAGTTTTTAGAACGATCTTCGAACGAAATTAAACAAGCTTACTTGATGCATATTCAGGAACATAAGGACGCGCTCGCTCAACAACAGATGCAAGCACAAGGAATGCCTCAGGGTGGTGGGACACAACTTCCTCCTGGCGCACCGCCCCCTGATGTTTCTCAAAATGCACCAACTAACGTCTTGCCGGCGTAACCGGCGATAAAACTTTTAACGAGTGGTCGCGTAACGACCGAGGAGATAACATGGAAGGTCAAGCAGAAGGCGTAACGCAGGGTACTGAACCCGTCAGTACACCGGATTCATCGCCGGAATCCATTGAGCAAGGGCCGCAGGAGACTCAAGGTCAGTCTGAGCCTAAGAGCAAGGACTATAACTTTAGGCAAATGCGCGAGAATTTAAGCCGCTTAGAAAATGAGCGGAAAGCTTGGGAAGCTGAGAGAGCCGGTATTCAGAGGGATCTACAGGCTTTGCGTCAAGATCCTAAGAATGGGTTAAAACAATTAGCGCAATCTTTAGGTGTAGACGTTAAGACGTTGATTGAAACTGCTACTGAAGCTCAAGAGCCCCAAATTAATTTCGATCAGTATGAACCAGAGACAGCTAAGCTCTTAAAGCATTTATATGAGAAAGCTAATCGAGTTGATCAGATCGAGAAATGGAAGTCAGAGTTTGAGCAGAAAACTCAAAAAGAACAAATGGAGATTAACTCCAAGTCTCTACAAAGCCGATTTGATAAAGATCTTATTGAAGCCGGTTTCCTTGATAAAAATGGTCAAGGAGACATGGAAAGACTTGATACTATTACAGACGCTGTTTGGGCTAAGTTATATAAAGCAACAAATGGCCGTCCTGAAATGGCAACTACAGAGCAATATCAAGAAGCAAGAGACCAGGTCTTTAAGGGATTTTCTGCTCATAAAAGTCAAACACTACAACAAACAGTGACAAAAAGCGTCCCGTCTTCCGGTTCTAAGAATGGAGCGGCAACAACTGCTAAAGCTCCAATGAGCCGTGAACAGAGGATTTCTTTTTTAGCTGATATGGCGAAGCAAAATTCCTCATGGGGTTTTGATTCTTAATAGGAGATTTATATGGGTGCAGATAATACAACTACGGCGTTTGCTAACTACAAACGTGTTTATGGTGAAAACAGTGACAGCTTTGTCAATCAACAGAACTTGTTGGCTCCTTCTTGGAAGAAATTTAAGATTTCTCCTTTGAAGTTGTCCCCTCAGGGTACTTACCTTGTCGTTTCGATGACTGGTAACGAAACTGGCGGAGCTATTAACGAAACACAAGCTTTTCAGGATCCAGGAAATTTCAATCCTCAGAATCCTATCATTCTTCCTAAGACAAACGTGATTCCTATTGCAGTAACAGGAAACTCAATCGAATTGTCTAAGAACAATGTTCAGGCTTTTGCAGCAACTCAAGATGCTATTATGACAGATGGTCAAAAACGTTTAGTTTCTGCTGTTAACCGTCAAGGTTTAGGCAAAGGAACTGGCCAATTGACTCTTGCTAACGGTGCTGGTGTTGCAACTGCTTCTTTGGTTGTTGATAACGCCCTTCCTTTCCGTAGAAATATGAGATTGGATCTTTGGACTGGCCTTCCTCCTTCATTGGGTGGAACTGGTGTTAAAGAAGTGTCCGGTGCGACAGTAACAAACGTTAACTATAATACATCAACACTTACATTGGATGCAGCTTATAGCTGGTCTGATAATGACATTATTGTTCTTTACACTGTGTTGGATAACCCTCCAACTGGTGGTAAAGAAATCACAGGTCTTCAAGCTATCTGCGATACAACAACTTATTCTACAACGTTTGAAGGTTTGGCAGTTTCTTCCAATCCTGAATGGGTAGGAAACGTTATTTCTGCTGGTGGCGTCCCTGTGTCTCAGGATCTTTTGCAACAAACCTATAACCGTATTCGGTCTATCGGTGGTGGAAATCCTAACTTCCTTATTTCTAACAATGGCCAACAAAGAGTGTTTTTGAACTCTGAATTGCAAAAGGTTCGTTATGAGCCTGCCACTGTAGAAGGCGGAGCAACTGTTCTTAAATGGATGGATATGGAATGGTTGTACGACAAAGACTACGACATCGGTGAAGTTGGTATGTACGACCTCAACCATGTTGAGAAGCTTCAAACTCGTGAAATGTTCTTGGCTGATTACTCCGGAAACACGGCTTATCAAGTCGTTGGTTATGACCAGATCGGTATGTATTACAAATACGTAGCGAACTTGGCCACTGACAAACGAAATGCTCATGGCCGTTTGACTGGTTTAACTGAGCCTACGTTCTAATTTTAGATGCCCCTCCTTGGGAGACCTTGGAGGGGCTCTAATTTGTGAGGTTATCTTTGGATAAGGAAACGACAAGACAGGATATTTTGGGCAACAAGTTCGGAGAAAGGTACAGTCTTATTTTAACTGACCCTGCTTTCGAACGTAAGTTGCACGCTTATGATCCTAATTTAAAATTGATGTTTGATCAGTTCACAAAACGTTGGGTCATTCTTGTTTGGAGAGAAGACAATAGTGGTTGGCAAATCCTTATGAAGTGTGAGGATGATTTTGGCAATCCTATGCCTGTAGGGGATCATATTTTTAATCATTTAAACTGGATGCGTAAAAGATGGGAAGAAGCTCATCCTGATGGTGATAGATTCTATGAAAAGCTACTGTCTCAAGCTGATGAAAATCGTGAAAAGCTAGAGAGAAAAATCTCTGAAGAAAACCAATACAAGATTAGGCATGACATTAATCAATGGCGAAAAGGATTTTTAGAACTTCAAAATTTACCTAAGTCTGACGCAATTGCAGGCTATCCAAAAATAACAAACAAACCGAAAGGAATTATATGCCGTCCTACCTAAACGTCTACAACACAACTCTTGAGCAATTCAGGACTCAAATCAAAAGCAAAGGGTATCGTTTTTTACCTCGTAGCTTAACTAAGATCCCTGAAGAGTTCGATTTTGCTTTACCTCAATATGAAAAGCATGGGCTTGTTGTCATTAATCCAGGAGATGACCTTGCAGAAAAAGAAAAGCAAGGGCTCATGAATTACTTAGGCTATTTGATGGAAGTTAGAGCGAATGCCTACATGTATATCGATGAGAAAAAAAGAAATGGTGTGACGGTAGATAAGCCTCGTCGGCTTGTTGAAGTTGAACAGTGGATTGAAGAAATAAAAGACAAATACAAAACAGATGGAACTTTTGAACCTATTAAGTCTTTCAAAACAGATCTTTTGGATATGAAGAATATCTTTGAAGGTCAGATGGAAGAAGTAAAAGTTGAAGAGATTATAAAAGCCAAGCGTGGTCGCCCTAAGAGTTTCTCAGAAGTTAACGTTTTAGAGGAGATTAAAAACTAATGGCCTCAACCCTTGGAACATTAAGAGCTAATGTAAGGCGGAACTTAAGTGATACAGTCGCTCCTTATTATTCAACAGATGCTGAGCTTAATCAGTATATTGGTGAGGCTTATCAATATTATTCAATGATAATGATTGATGAAGGCCAAGGGTATTTTGAGACATGTCGTAATTTAGGATTTGTTGCTGGGGACCCATTTATCTCGGTAGATGGGTTCACCCCTCCATTTTATACTATCTCAAAAATGGAAAGATGGTTGAGCAACGGCAGTTCTGTCCCGATGAAGTTAAATGAGAGAAGATTTAAGATTAACTCAACTATTGCTATAGCAACAGGCGATTCTTACATCCCAACTTATAACCAAAGAGGGATGAGTATTGTTATAGAGCCAACTCCTACCTCAACTGAGGCGCCGCTATCTACAGGGCAAGCTCATAGTGGGTTGCTTTTGTGGTATAATTACATCCCAACTTATCCAACAGCTTCAAGCCCTGATTCTTTTACTTTTGATACATGTTTCCCCTCTATGTGGGAGCCATTGATTCAGATTTACGCAACTATAAGAGCTTTAGAGGCAAAAGATGGTGTTGGTGGAGTTTCTGACATTGGTACATTTACCAATACTAAGAACATGTATGAAGAGAAGTTAATGTCTAGTTTAGAGAGAGATGAAACTCCAGAATCTGTTGATCAGATTGGGATGGATTACTCATGGAACATTTTTAATAGCGGTTATTTTTAAGGAGATTTTATGGCAGACGCAACTTTATCAAACGTAACACCTACACCATCTAATAACATGCCTGCTAGTTTGGATGGGCTTGTTTTAAATGTAGCTACTGGATCACTAGGGAATGCTGATACATCATACTTTTATTTTCCATTAGTATCGGCAGGTTTTAACATCTTTGCTATTGATTTTACTATAGTGGCAACAACGTTAACCATTGAAGTGACAAACGATGCTTTAAGCGTCTCAAACTCTTCGGCTACATGGTATGATTATACGTCTATCCTAACTTCAGGGACAGCCACATTGACAGCTAGTGGATCTTTGACTGTTCAAGTTCCTTTTATGTGGAGTCGAATCAGAGTTAAGAGAGTTACAACTAACGCTACTAACTCTTTGAGTTTAAGACTGACAAGAGGTCGGGTTAACTAATGGCTAACTATGTTTATCCTAATTTAGTTTCATCAGGAAGTGCGACATGGACACCTCAAGGTGTTACATTTGCAACTGTTGGTGGAATCCCTGCTGGTACAGATTTAGGAACGACACCTGTTTTAATAGCAGATACAATGATAAGAGAGTTTTATCCTTATCTTGGCCCTTTAGTTTCGTTAGTTTTAAACCCTGCGGCTGGGACAAGAGAAATAGGAACCAGTATTGCAACTCCTATTTTAACTCCAACAACAACCAGACGTTCTAACCCTATTACGACATTGACTTTAAGTCGTTCAGGCGTTGGTTTGATTCATACTTATCCGACTCCTCTTCCTGGTGGAGGAACTGAAACTCCTTATACAGATGTTTCTGGCCCTGTAACTGTAGCGACTACTTATACAGCGACAGTAGGTGATGGGACCTCTACAGGAACTGGATCAGCAACATATTCGTTCTTGCCTGGAATTTATCATGGAGTAGCAAACTCAGTTATTTCAACAGGCGCTGGAATTGTTTCTACTTTTGGCAGTTCAGTTGTTTTAGCTTCAAGCAGGCTTGTGACGTATACGTTTGATGCATCAGTTGGTGGAGGGAGTAACTATCTTTATATTTCTTACCCGACATCATTTGGTCTGCCATCTTCTACTATATTCAACGGATTTACTTTTACAGATTATACAGTAACGACAGTATCTTTAACAAATGCGTCTGGTTTTACGCAAAATTATTACATTTTAAGAACAAACCCTACTTACAACGGGGCTTCGATAACGTGGCAAATATTATAAGGTAACTTATGAGTGTTGTTCCAGGAATAGTTTTAGGAGGTGCAGCGGTTCCTACCGATAGTGCCGATACTTATCCAGTTACAGACCCACAATGGGGCCTTGGAGGATGTCGTACAGTAACGACAACTTCAGACAGAAATGCTATACCTGTCCCAAGATTGCAAAGAGGCATGTTGGTCCATTGTACAACCACGGGGATTACATATCGTTTAAAAGATACTTGGCCTGGTGGCATTCTTTCTGTAGATGCGGACTGGGAAGTCGCAATTTCTGCAGGTGGGGCCTTGATCGGTGGCGGAATCCCTGACTCTGTTGCTTACTGGTTTGATGCTAATACTATCATTGCAGATGCATTCTTTAAATATCCTCCTGCAACTGAAGTCTTACAGACTAAACAAGGCTTAAACTTTTACGCTTATAATGTCGCAACAACAAGATATATTGATCCACTAGGATCGGACTCTAATGACGGGCTTACTGCATTAACTCCATGGAAAACAATTCAATATGCAATGCAGCAATGCCTTATCGGCGCGCCTGGGAATTATAGGATAGTTTGCGCAGCTGGGACATATGCTAATGCATCATTTGATGTCCCTGACTTTGTTGGAAGATCTTATGACTCTTCAGCCTATGGGTCTTTGATTGAAATTATTGGAGATGAAACAACTCCTTCAAATGTGATTTTTAAGAATACTTTAGGTATTGTTTATCAAGCCTCTCAATCAACCAAATTAAGAATTGCAGGGGTAAGGTTTCATGGTAATGGAACAAGCACTACTATCATACAGACTGCTGGAGAGCTGTATTTAAGAAACATTGAAGCTGACAATTTTTATGCATTTGCTTCATCATCATACAATTCAAAAATATTTACTGAGCTTGGATCTAACGGCATTGTAATAACAAATACTTATAAAGGTTTTATTTCTACTAAGTCATTGATCGTAAACGCATCTAAAGTTTCTTTGTCTGCGCATGATGATTTGATCCCATGCGATATGTGGACATTGTACGGGTCTACTTTAATCAATGGAACTGGGTGTGATTTCGCACAAACAGGCATTATTATTACAGGGGTTGGTTATTACATTGTTGCTGTTAATAGCTATGTGGATCTAGGTTCATTAAATACTTACAATCAAACTCAAGTGAGTGGTTTTTTTGACATTGATGGCCTTACTTATGTGAAAGGAGGTTTCAACAATACAATAGTATCTGTTGCTCCTCTTTGTATCGGCAGAGCGTCAGGCAAATCATTTTATGATGATACTGGATCGAATGTATGGAACTTCTCGCCACTTCCTGCGGACTTGATTGTTTTGAAATCTGATGGGCAATTCAGATCAGCAAATATTTTAAGGTCAGGGATATTAATATTGAACGACTTGATTGATTATATTCAGATTGCTGCTGATGATAATTACACAAGATATGCTCTAGATGGAAGATATACAGAAAAATATGGATTTACTACATATGGAGAACAGCCACAGGGAGTAACTTCAAATTGTCTTTATCCTGGAGGATACGCAAGCGATCCATATTATATTTATAAAGCTACAGCAAAAGCAGTAATAACAAGTTTAAGTGTATCAAACAGAGTCGCTCCAGGCGTTCTATTGGCGGATACATATTATGTATATGTAAATGGAGCTGTCTCATCTCTTAGTGCAAATTTAACTACAGGAACAAGTGTAACCGTTTCAGGTTCAGTCAATTTAGTAGCTGGTGATGTTGTAGATTTAAGAGTCACAACAAGCGCATTTTCATTAGCTCAAGATATTACAGTGCAAATTGAAGTAAAGATTTTAGGGGCATAAATGTCTATTATAAATAAGATGAGCAATGTTTATCAAAACATTAGTTCTATAACTTTAAAGAATGGGAATCTTTTAAACACAGGTCTTTTGGCTGCCTCTGGTACTATTGATGGTTTAGTGGGTGGCACAACAACCTTGTATACAGTTCCTGCAACATTAGCTCAAACTTGGTTTATAACGGATATTATTTTTGATCTTATTAGTAACACAGGCTTAACTGGAAACTTAATATGTAGCATAGGAACTAACGCAGCTACTTATAATAATATCATGCCATCTACCACCCTGACAGGATGGAACCAATTAACAGACCAATACAGGTATCAGATAAGTGGTGTTTCTCGAAAAGGTTATAGTTCTGATGTTATAAAAATAAATATTACGACTCCTTTTGGGGGTGGTGGTTCTGTATTGTTTAATGTATATTTTATAGGGCAAGTTATTTAAGAGGATTTCATGGCAAATTTTATCTATCCAAATACTAGTGGTGGTGGCGGTGGCGGCTCTATTAATGGAACAGTTTCTGCAGGAATAGTACCTTACGGGACTGCTGCTGACACAATAGGGAATACAAATATATTTTATAGCGCAGGTTCAGGATCTTTAGGTATTAACGTTGTATCCCCGACTTACCCATTGCAAGTAGGTGAGCCAGGACAACCTCTTCAATTTTGGTTTTCTCCTCAACTATCTACTATTGGATGTAATGATAGTGGCTATGGGATTGCATTAACTGGTGGTGTCCCAGGTGCAGCGAATGCTGGTGGAACAATATTCTTAGGTGGTGGCAACAGAGGTGATGCGTCAAGAAACGTTATCGCTTTTGCTTATAATGGTATCGAAGTTGGCAGGTTTGGTGGTTTGGGGTATGAAGGTAATTTTGGCATTGGAACAACAACTCCATCAGCCAGATTAGAAGTTAGAGGGGCTAGTAGTTCCCCTTCTACACCTATAGCTGTGTTGAGCAGTTCTGGTCCTCAATGTCCTCTTTATTTTCAATCTGGAGCAGCTTCCAGTTATATTAAAGGCGATTCTGGTGGTAATTTTGCCATGGGAGCCCAAGGCTTCATTGCTTATGAAGCTGGTGGTTTTGGCGCTACATTTGAAAGAATGAGAGTCACTGCTTCAGGCTATGTTGGAATAGGAACGTCAGGGCCTGGACGGCCTTTAAATGTAGTCTCAACATCTGTAGGTGAGTCTGGATTTTATACCATAGCAAATTTCGATAATGATACAGCTTATAATGCTAGCCCTATTAGTGGTTTAGGGTTTGGTAATAAATACAAATCTGGTGGTGCATACGCAGGCATGGGTGGTATTTCAGTAGGAAAAGCAAACGCGACTGATGGAGATTTTTCTAGTTACTTAGCTTTGTATACTAGACCCGCAGGTGTCGGAATAACAGAAAGACTAAGAATTGATTCTGCTGGTAATGTAGGGATTGGGACGCAGACTCCTGGAAGTCGATTAGCTGTAATTGGGCTGCCTGTTTATGCTGATAACGCTTCTGCTATTACAGGAGGCTTAGCAGCTGGCGATTTTTATCGTACAGGCGCAGACCCTGATTTAGTTTGTGTCGTGCATTAAGAACTTACGGATTTTTAATTATGGGATTACCTTTAGAAACACCGATTTATTATGACAATGGAGGCGGGCTTAATCTTAAGTATTCACCTACTAAGGTTCCTGAAGATGAGTCATCTCTTTGTCTCAATATCGACTATTCAGTTGATGGTGCTTTTGGTACTCGTAATGGCTCTACAATCATGAATGTAGCTGGTTCTCCTCCAATTCCTGCTCAAATGGCAGGTGCTCCAAAAACATTACTTATTTCTGACTTTCATAAATCTGACGGAACTGAGAGGCAGATCATAACTGCTGGGACTACTATTAGATCAGGAATTGTCGCAGCTACAGTTCAAGTAAGTGGATTAAATGCTTCACAACCTTACCCTGACACTGAATATGTTGTTGCTGGAGATGATGAGTATTTGATTTGGGGTAATGGTGTTGATGAAAACTTAAAATATGATGGTACTACATGGACAAATCTTTCCATGCCTAGACCTACAGCTCCAACATTTGCTGCTAATGGAGCAGGTGTTTTGCCTGCCGGTACATATGATTATTATGTAAGCTTTGCCAGAACTGTTTTAGGAGTTATTGTTCAAGAAAACGAACTTAGCCCTATTGCTTCTCATACTATAGGTGCTCCTGCATCAATCAATCTAGTCGTTCCAGTATGCACAGAATCTCTTTTGCCTGGTGTTACGGCTCAATGTAATGCAAGGGTGATTTATAGAGTTTCTCCGACTTCTGGCGGGGTAGCCTATCGTTTGGCAGTGATTGCTGATAACGTAACAACTGCGTATAATGACAATAATCCTGTAGACGGAACAATTGAGGCAGAGTTTGACAATCAAGCAGCTCCTAAAAGTAAGGTATTTGAGGAAAGCTTTGGAAAAGTTGTTTATGTAAACGCTGACAGCCCTTCCGATTATCTAGTTTCAAAAGCCAATAGACCTTGGAATGTCCCTGCTACTTCTGGGGCTATTTTAGATGGGCGAATTCGGTGTATTAAGAGAGTTTTTGGTACTTTGATTCCAGCTACTGGCGGATCAATTTGGGTTATTAATGGTGATCCTGACACAACAGAACCAAGACGCGTAAGCTCTTCTGTTGGCATTTTAAATAACAGATGCGCAACTGTGCAGGATTCAGGAATACTTTATATTTTGGCATCTAATAAAAAGGTTTATTCTTTAACGGCTACAGACTTTTCTCAGAATGAAATCCGTTTTAGTGATCCTTTATCTTTAAAGATTGATCCATTAATGAACCAAATTCTTATTTCTTCACAAGAAGAACTGCCGATTTTGGTCTCTTATACAATAGCAAACGTTGCTAAAGTCATGTTATCTTGCGCTATTGGCGGATCAACAAACAATACAATGATTGTTTATAATGAGTCTCAAGCTTTAATTAAAGGTAAGCCTTGTTGGGAGCCTTGGGATAATTTGTTTGTATCAGCCATGACTCAGTTGACCATTAATGGTGTTCAGAATCTTTATTCAGGTGATTATAACGGGTTTCTTTGGAAGTTAGACGATCCAACAACTAATGGTGATGGCGCAGAAGAGAATGGAACTGTAACAAGTGCAACGTTGTCTCGTATAACAGATGCTACAAAGACTTTTGTTGTTAATTCTTTAGTTGGTAAAGTTGTGCGTATCATAAGTGGTCCTGGAGTAGATCAATGGGCTACTGTAACATCAAACACTGCTACTCAAATTAACTTTACTCCAGCTTTTACAGTTCTTCCTACTATAGTAAGCACGTACACAGTAGGCGGATATGACTCTTATCATTTCTCTAACTGGAAATACGTCATTGGAACATATGATATTTTAAAACAACTTTGGTTTATTTGGATTAACGCTAATGCAAGTGGTGATTATCCCATTTCAATGATTCTTCAGTTTGATTTTGATCAATCAACAACAAATCAGACTCAAATCAATGTTACGCTAGCCGCTTTTAATGCTATATGGGGAATTTTTATCTGGGGTGCTGCTATTTGGGGGGCTCAAGCTGTGTTTCAAGACAGATTCAGACAATTTGCTCGATTTAGAGCGATGAGAGTTGGGTTTCTTAATAGAAAAGCAGGCCAGCCATATCAGATTAATGGTTTTTCAATTTCAGCACAGAATAAGCAGCTATTCTTCAGGAGTCATACATGAGACTAGGATACTGCCCACAATGTGGAAATCAAATTATGGTCCAAGATGTTGATGGCCGTTGGAATAGCCGAAAGAAGAATTTTGGTCAGGCGTATATACACTTTAACACGTTTAAAATTAAAACATTTCTTTGTACAGAATGTGCAAGTCATCCAGACTCAAGCATTATTATTCCTGAGATTCTGAATGATCCTAATCTTCTTAAAGCGACAAGAGATATTTTACAAAATACCCCTCCTGAGAGGGTTGAGAGGATTCAATGATTGTCAATTGTGCACAATGTGAAACCCCTAAAAATGTTACTCCAAGAAGAGTAAAACCCAGAAACTTTTGTTCTAAGAAATGTTCTGGAATTTATAAGCGTAAACTTGTCTCAATTAATTGTAAATTGTGTGGATCAACTTCATTAAAACATTCTTATGTCATTAAAAAATATGGCACAGATCTTTTTTGCAGTAAAAATTGTCAAAATGTATTCCAGGTTGGAATTAATAACCCAAAATATGTTTATGTGAATAAGAAATGTCAAATATGTAATAAAGATATCCCGCATGAAAGAGCTCTTAAGAAGGAAACCAAATGTTGTTCTAAGGAATGTAAGATTCAATCTTTTAGTGGTAAGAATCATTATTTATGGAAAGGTGGAGTTTCTTTTATTAGCTATCCAAAAGAATTCACTAAAAATCTTAAGAATAATATAAAAAATAGAGATAATTTTGAATGTCAATGTTGTGGCAAATCTCAAAAAGAAGAAAATTTAGCTATTCATCATATTGATTCAAATAAATTTAACTGCAGCGAAGAGAATTTAATAACAACATGTCAGAAATGTAATAATGCTGCTAAAAAAATGCAGGATTATTGGGTTAATTTTTATAAATATAACCTCTTTAAAAGAGGACTCGGAAGTTACGAGTGGAGGGTGCAAAAATCGCAAGCATACCTGTAGTTTTACTTAATGGCCAAACCGCCGATGCCAATGAAGTGATGGCAGATTTTAACGAGATCTATTCAAACATAGATCAAACTAATATTGCTTCTTCAGCTAAAACAGGGACAGGAAGAATTGTTCTTGATACAGCTCCGACAATTAGCAGCTTAACGCTTTCTAACCCTACGATCACTGGAAACATTACCGGAACTCCTGCATGGTTAGGGGCACCTACTTTTAATGCTGGGTTAACACTTCTAACAACTCAACATCTTAATTTAAATGTTGGTGGGACTACCTCTATAGCAGAGGGAGCCCCAGGTACTATATATTTTAACGCTGGTGGATCATTACAGGCAACACTTGATACGTCTAACTTTAGCATTACAGGTGGCATGAGAATTAACACTTCTGAAAGGCTATATTTAGACGGTGGTATTAATGACTATTGGGTCAATTCAGCAAATGGAGTGAATGAACTTTGGGCTGATGGCACATTAGCTATGTACTCAAATGCATCAGCTCAAATTAATTTCACACATGGATGGATTATAAATGCAGGTTATCCTGGATATTGGGATGGTGGTGGAGATACATTTACAGATGAAGTATCAGCAAATAACCTTAGATTCACAATTGGTGGTAATGATGCCTTAAGAATGCAGAGAGTTGATGCGAATAGAGTAAACTTTGGTTTTAATGGTAATGGAACAAATCCAAATACTCTTTATGCCAATTCTGATATTGTCATTGGGAATACGACTAATAGTGTTAATCGATCATTAGTTATTCAATCAACATCTGCTAATACCAATACTTTAAGTTTTTCAGATGCTGCTAATACCAATCCAGGGTTTATTGAATATGCGCATTCTTCTGACCAAATGACTATTGCTTCTACTGGTAACATTATTATTGAAACGAATTCAGATAGTGGTCAGTTTAATGCTAATTGTGAATTAATCCTTCCAAATCGTTCTGCTCCTTCTACAATTCTAGCTGGTAGCGCTAGAAGCTTTGCTAAAGCATATGTTCTTTTTGATGCTACTGGCACTGTATTAAATTCGTTTAATTGTTCAGTAAGCAGGACAGCTCTTGGGACATATACAATAACTTTTACAACTCCATTTACTTCAATAAACAGTTATACTGTTGTCGCAAATGCCGCAAGTGGTGGTCTTGGCTCAAGCGCTATGGCAGGACGTATTTCTGCAAGCAGGGTTGATGTTGTTACAGGCTCTGCTGCATTAGGACCTACAGATTTAGGGGCTTATGTTGTAGTATTTGGAACATAGGAGAAAATTATGACATTAGAATTAACAGAACAAGAAGCAAATACACTCATCGCTCTCATTAACGAAGCTGTTAAATCTAAGGGATTAGAGGCGGCTCAAGCAGGAGTGTATTTTCAGAATAAACTAAAAGAAGCTTTTAAAGCTCAAGGGGAAAAAGTTGAAACTAGTCCCGTTTGATCCTGAGTTAGGATCTTTACTCCTTAAGTATTTTATTGAGCCTGAGTATTCTCATTTCTCTAGAGGATTAGGAAAATATCCAACGTTAGAGGATTGCAGGCATTTGCCTCAGTTTACAGGCTCAGAGATTCTTATTTTTGCTGAAGATAATATCCTGAGAGGGCTTGTGAATATTGGTGTGGAGAGGCTCAATATTTATAAATTTAGTCTTGTTTTAGATAAAGAGATTCAAGGTCGTAAATTAGGGCATTTAGCATTGAGTAAAATCGTAGATTATTGCTTTAGAATTAAAGCTGCAAAAGGTATAATCTGTGAAATTTTAAAAGAAGATTATTGGTTAGGCAAGGCTTTAGAGAATCAAGGATTTGATAAGTGTGGGGAACTGCCTGAATATGATTTTTTAAATGGCAAATATGAGGACGTCGAAATTTATTATAAAAGGGGTTAATTATGGGATTTGTTAAAAAAGCTGCAAAAGGTGTAGGGCATTTGTTTGCTGGAGGCGGTGGCCCTCAAGCTGCTACTGACCCTAATTTAGGAGCATATCAGCAAGCTGCTTATCAAGGTATTGCAAATAGATTAGGTGCTAAAAAGGGTGCTGATGGTACTTATGACTTCTCTGGCACTAATAATCCTGTTTATGGGCAAGAAAGAAATGGATCTTATTCAGTTGGGAATCAATCTTATGATATGAGTCCAATGAATAAAGCTATTGCAGGATTCTCAAGCCCTACTCGTTTAAGCCAAACTTATACCTCTGCTTACAACCCAACTGCTTATAAAGCTTCTTTATTCGACTATAAAGGTTTGCCTGAGCAATATTATAACGATGCCTATGCCGCAGGGTCTAAGAATGTCCGTAGAGAAGGCCAAGGGGCTTTAGAGAAGCTTCGCGAGGCTACTGGTACACGTCGTCCTGGATTATTGGCTAGAGAAGGTGAAGCTAACCAAAGAGCGACTGGTGAGAGTTTAGCTAATCTGTCTTCTCAATTAGGTTTGGAGAGAATGAGGCAAGGAACTGACTTAGGTGTTAAACAACAACAAGATCAAGCCGCTGAGAACTTAAGAGCTGCACAGTTTGGTGAAGGACAGGCTCAATTTGGTGCTGGTGAAGGATATAAGGGCTATCAATCCAGGTCTGACTTAGAAAAATCAAATGCTGATAATGCTTTTAGAAATCTTCAAGCTTTGAATGAAGCAGGGCAGAATAAACTCGTTACGCAAGGTAATCTTTTACAGAATGAGAGAGCTTACCAGGGTGAAGGGCTTGATGCTTTGCTTAAATTATTGGGTGGTGCTCAAGGAACTCAAAACACGGCTGCTCAAGCTGCTGAAGAAAGAAGAAAGAACACTTTAGGATTTTTAGGTACGGGAGCTGCTGTAGCTTCAAAGATAATTTAAGGGGATAACATGGCAAAGAGAAAATTACTATTTGGTGACCAAGCTGTAGCTGATCAATTAGAAGCTCCAGAGGTTATGCCTCTAGATGTTGCACGTGAAACAATGCCTCAATCTGCTTTAAGACAGGCAATGGACAATCAAGCTAATACGGATCAAATACAGCCTAAAGCTGACCCTGAGAATCTAGATAGTGCCGGAGCAGCAAAGCCTTCTTTGTTTAAGCCTACTACAAAGCAGAAATGGCTTGGTTATGATGAACCAAACTTTGATAAAAACGGAAATCCTGCGCCTTTAGATGCTTATGGGCTAGAAAAGCCTCAAAAGCACCATGAAGGGTATCTATCAAAGATCGCAGGAATAGGTCTTCCTGCTTTGATTGGATTAGCTGGCGGTGTTGGATTAGCTCCTGGCCTTTTGACTGGATTCTTAGGTGAAAGAGGCCGTGAGTCAGCTATGAATAGAGCTGATGCGAAAGACTATAATACTTCCCGTGAAGCTGCTTACCAAGCCGATAAGTTACAAAAAGAGCTGGATCTTAAGGGCAAGTCTGAAGCTGATTTAAATGATTATAGGAATAAAGAAATTGGATTAGGATATGCAAAGTTAGAGGCTGATAAAGGCGAAAAAGAAAAAAAGATATCTGATAAAACAGCCGAAAAGAGAGATAACCTTACTTATGCTCAAAGTGCAGTTGATAAATTAGATCAAGCATTGCAAAAAATCCCGAGCGCAGGGAGCAATTTGGGTAATATCTATGCTCAGGGAGTTAATAAATTAAGTTTAGGGAATAGTAAATACGCAGAGCCTTTAGCTGATGTTGATTTTTATGGTAATATTTTAGCTGGTGACATCTCTAAACAGCTATTTTCTCGAAACACTCAATTTGAATTCCAGAAAGTTTTAAAAGACGTTATTGCTTCTCAACATGGGTCAGCTAAAGAAAGAGCCCAAAAGATTAAAGACTTAAAAGATTTTATTCAAACAAAAGCTGATTTAATGGATGAAAGAAACCCCGGATCTATTCCGGTTGCCCCGCAAGCCCCTCAATCTAAGCTTCGAACTACTAAAAGTGGTTTACAATATGAGGTTGAATAATGCCTACTATTAAACTCCAAGATGGCAGACGAATTAAAGTGCCTGATGATTATAATGATGATCAAATTAATGAAATTGTTGAACATGAAATGTCTCAACCGTCTGATCAGCCTCCACAAAAAACTGAACCATCATTAGGCGAAACTATCAAGAACCAAGTTGCTGGTTTTGGTGCTGGTCTTACTAAGCAAGTCCCTGGCTCTTATACCGCTGGAGGAATCCTTAGAACTGCTATCGATCCTTATTTTGATTTGGCTGAAGGCATTAAGACTGGTGAGTTAAAGCCTACCCCAATGGTTGAAAGTTTTAAGCAGGGCTATTCAGATACTAAGCGTGGAGTAGAAAAAGCTGAAGAGAAAGCTCCTATTGCTGCTGGTGCCGGACAAATTGTGGCTTCTATCCCTGAATACACTGCTGGGATGGGTGCTTTGGGTCAAGGCGGGGCTTTGGCTCAATTAGCTAAAGGAGCTTTAGTTAATACAGCTATAGGCCAAGGAGCTAGAGGCCCTGAAGTTGATTCTACAGCTAGCGCTATTGACGCCGCTGGTGGTGTTGTTGGTGAAGGTTTAGGGTTAGCTGGCGGGAAAGCTTTAGATTATTTGAGTAAAAAACCTGCCAAATTAATTAATAGCGCATTAAATCCTACTTTAAAATCTCTTGAGCGTGAAAATATTGGCCAAGATTTGGTTGATAGAGGAATTTACGGAACAACTGAATCTTTGCAAAATAAAGCAGAACAGGGTTTGGCTAAGTATGGTGATAAAGGGGCTTTAGGTAAAGTTTTAAAAAATGCCAAACCAGTTAATGAAGATACGGTTCTTAATCATTTTATAAAAGAAATTGATAAATATAAAGGTAAGGCTGGTTATGAAGATTATGCCCAGGCAATTCAAGATGAGGCTGATAAGTTCTTAACTGATCCTCGTTATAGAAATATGTCTGCTAAACAGGCAAACCAATTTAAAAGAGACTATAGCGATTTAATTACTGATGCTGGATTTTTAAAAGATAATACATCTGCAACTTTAGAAGCTAAAAAAGTAATGAGGAAAGCCCTTCAAAATGCGGTTGAAGAAGCTGCTCCTCAGTCAAAGAAAATCAATGAAGAATTAGGCGTATATAAGCAATTAAAACAGTTGACTACAAAAGCTGCGGCTAAAGAAGCTAAATCGGCTCAATCTGGGCTGACTCGCACCAGTAAAGATATCTTTGCCGGTATTGTCGGATCATCTTTAGGAGGCCCTGCAGGCGGAGCTACCGCCATTGCCGGTCGTGAGGCTCTTAATACTACACTAGGTAAGACCGGTTCTGCAATAGCTCTTAAGAATTTAACTAAAATTTTAGAAAAAGCAGGTAAAAAAGGGATTAGCCCAAGATTAATAGCACCAATAGTATCAGGGAGATGATATGGAAAATATTAAAAAAGGTTCAAGAGAAGATAGAATTAAACAAATGCTGAAAATGTACATGCCTGAAGAAATGAGTGAAACTTCAGGAGATGAAGCTAATGAATCTCCAGAATTTCAAAAGAAAGAAGAAGAATTAGGCATTGAAAAGCATAAATCTTGGGTTCCTGGAATGATGGGGAATTCATATGAAGCTGAAACCGAAGGCGATGACGGTGTAAGAGATCTTTCAAACGAAGATGGCCCACAAAGACCTAAATTGTTCGGGAAGAATGGAATTAACATCCATCTTCATATCGGATCAAAAAAATGAAAGAGCTTAATGAACCTGGAATTGCTATCTTGTTAGAAAGGATAGATCAGTTAAATGATAGAATAACAAATCATTCAACTGAGTTCAGGAACGGTCATTCTGCGTTAATTGAAAAGATTTCAGATATTAGAAGCCACCAACATGCTAACAAAGAAGAACTGCTTAAAAAGATCCAAGAAGTTGAAATCGGATATGTTAAAGCCGATGGTGTTACTAACGTTAAAATTGCTACACTTAGCGGCACAGTAGCTGCTATAGTAAGTATAATAATCAGCCTTATAAAGTTAAAATTCGGCCAATGACATTACTAGAGAAGCAACAAACATTTGTTATTTTAATAGGTAGATTAATAGATTATTGTTATCGTGAAAATGGTTGGAAATTAACATTTGGTGAGACGTATAGAACTCCTGAACAATCAGCTTTAAACGCTAAGACAGGTAAAGGCATTGCTAATAGTTTGCACACTCAAAGGTTAGCTGTAGATTTTAATTTGTTTAAAGATGGTACTTTGTGTAAACTAAGTGAAGATTTTAAAGAGCTTGGTGAATATTGGGAAAACCTGTCAACTCCAGAGGCTAAATGTTGTTGGGGCGGTAGATTTAAAGACGGGAATCATTTTAGTATAGAACATAACGGGATAAAATGAGAGTTAGGATCTTTTCAAATACTGTTTTAGCAACCTTAGAAACTCAAATTAATACATTTATTATCAATAATACATCGTCCATTGCATCACAACAAATGATATTTGACGGAACTAACTATGTAGTAACGTTAATTTATGCCCCTTAAGGAGAAAACATGTTAGATAAAATCAAAGGTTATAAAACGTACGGATTTGCTTTAATACTAGCAGGAGCTACAGCGGCTCATTATCTTGGTTTTATTAATGATCAGATCTATCAAGCAATTGTAGGAATTGCTTCAGGTGGTGGGTTGGCTTCTTTAAGAAGTGCTATTAAGCCAGAAGTTAAATGATTGAACTGCTTAAATGGTTAGCTCAAATAGTCGCACAGTGGCCTCAAAACGCCAAGGATAGGGCTACAAGGCGATATTTTCAATGGAGGAATGGTTATGAGGCAGCTAAGAATGATCGCATTGCTAGGGCTCGCCTTATTGAGTCTTCAGTCGTGCGTCCACCGGACAAACTGCAAGGAAGCTGAAACATATAAAAAACTATGGGAAGAGGCAGAAGCTCAACTGAATCTCTGTACCGAAATATCAGACAATCTCGTAGGCCGTTAATATTCTATATAAATGCTTTTATGTGTTGGTTGTGGAGGATAAAGCCACATCATCCTTGATGTTATACTATTAATTCTCCGTCATCATCACAATGCCATGATTTAGGTAATAAAAGAAATCGTTGACCGTAAGCTTTTCTAATCTTCCTTAAGATAGGATCAATGATTTCAAAATCTTCTTTACTTATTGCAACAATTGTTTGCCTATTTAATTGCTTTGTTTTGTTAATGACTCCGAGCCCTTTATCTAAAGATATGTCTACAGGCCATATTTGACCTAAGTAACAATATCCATCATCCCCAACAGAACCTTCATGGGTAATTAATGGGGCTTTCATTCTGAAACCTCAATTTCTGTTCTTTCTTCTTTTTGAGACATAACCTTTTCTTGAGTTACTATAAGATCAATATGTTTTTCAGAATCGTCTTTGATTAAATTAAGCTCTTTTAAGCAATCGATAAATATTTTGCATCCTCCCCAGAGGTTGTCTCTATCAAGCAATCTTCTCCTGAAACTTTTAATACGTACCACATTTCTTCTAATATCTTCTGCTTGAGCTTTCTTCTTCCCCAATGGCCTAAACTGTTTGTCACATTTAAGCTTGGAATTGGCTCTTTCAATACGATTTTTAATCGTTTCATATTGTTTCTGTGTGAGTCTCATTTCCAAAACATTAATTCTACCCACTTTTTTGATTTCGCAACATAAGGCATAATGTAGTTGCCTTTAAATATCTTATCAAATTGATAAGCAATATAATCAATCAGTGTCCTCTTAGGTGTATAGCCAGATAATTTAACAGATTCTTTCCATTCTTTGAGTAATTTTTCATTCGCATCCAAATGTGCTTTATGAGATTCGTAGTCTTTATTAACATAAGGTATTTTATAAATAGACGCTATATTCTTAGCTAACTTGATCTTATTAGACATATCTTTTTTATTAGCCCAATAAGCTTTACGAGCTTTACTCATTTTAATTCTTGTTAATTTGCTTATCTTTCTCATATATCTCTCTTTCTTGAGCCAATAACTGGCTTATTAAATGTGTAAATTGTCTTAATTTAATCCATTGAAACTTGTTCCATTTTACTTTTTTAATATCGAATTCTTTATCAAAGCAAACACCGAATATAATACCGTCTTTATGCGGCTCTATAAATATTTTCATTTTTTATCCATAGGCTCTGGGTTGTTAAACTTAGATATATCAGTATCTGTAATTCTGATAGAGAAGTTAACAATAACGGATTCATCAGGTCCATGACATATGTTAGACATAGAATAACCTTCTATAGATGAGCTTGTATAAGCTTTGTACGCAGCGGCTTTAACTATCGTGTCTATCGTTTCATTTTTCATTCATCTCTTCCTTTAATATCTCCGACAAAATATTCACACATCTGAGGGTATGGGTACCAACGAGGTGATTCTGTCTTACATCTTTTTAATGTGTAATCGTGCATTACTTTAACTCCAGCACATGAACCAATTAAAAGCCCTAGTATGAATACAATGATTGGTAAAATTAACTTCACTTCCCCTCCATGCGTGAGCGGATGGATTTGGCTAACTCTCTAAGCGAGTTGCAAACCTCGATAGACCTTTGTTGAGTTTCTGTGCATGCCCCTCCTGGGCCAGAACGGTCTCTAATTTTGCGCTTTATTAACTTAAGGACAGACTCATTCTCTTCCCGCCGAGCTTCCTGGGCTACTTTTTGGAGTAGTTTTGTGAGATCACTCCTCATAACCTGTTTGGCAAGATCAGGCCAGTCGTCATGAATATCAACGCACTCATCAACAAAATCCTCCGCTCGTTTCCTGTAGTCTTGCGTCATTTGGATTCCTCCTTTTTTACCAATTCATCAATACGTCGAAGGAAATTTCCTCTATGAGTCGGTCGTCCGTCGACTTCTCCACCCATACGACCAATTGCCATACCAATGACCCCTTCTAATGATTCGGCTCGATAATTCTCATCCATAAGAATCTTATCCAGCCTCTCAATCTCTTTCTCTTGGGATTCGATGATATTATTTAAGGCTATAAATAGGTTAGCAATCTTTTGGTTGCCATCTCTTTGCATAAAAGAATCAGCCCAATACTTTGCTTCATAAATGAATGCTTTGGTTTCTGGAGTCATAAATATTTATTCCTTATCAAAAGCTGAAACTATTAAACGTCCTAATGCCATAACTCCAGCAATCCCTGTGATTATCAATGTTATACCGCTTACACCATTTTTATACTTAGAAGCGTAAGACGCCCACCATCCAAGATGAAAAGATATACAAACCATAAGACATATAGCCGCTGCCATCATACCTCCACCAACTTAACTTTCACGATCTTCCAGCCTTCTTTTTTGGCAAACGACTCCCAAGATGTTCTTCCGTATAATATGATTGAGCCATACTTTCTATATGAGAAAGTCCTAGCATCAAAATAACCGGAAGGATTCTTCGCTATCCAGTAGGTCTTCTCAGTCTTCTTTTTGGTCATACTTAAAACACCTTTCCTTTTAATGGCTTTTTATCAATAACAGGAATATCAACTTCTATCGTGTATAGAGTACACCGCTCATCAACATTACTTTCTACAGCTTCTTCCAGAGCTTTTAATGGAGCTCCACTCCACCCCATGGCGCACCAATTACCATCAATATCAACAGCTAGTGCGAGTTTTACTTTTTTAGTCATGCTTAATTACCTAAGTTTGTATACATGTTCATGTGAGATGTTTACTAAACCATCATTTTAGTATACATCCCCACTGATTTGCCATCGCTTCTGCAATCCCTTCGTAAGTTCTACTTCTTTCTTTCCATCTATTTTCTGAGGGTGGCATTTTATGAATACGAGCTTCACGGCCTTCAACAATATTTGTTGGTACTAATTTAGGAAGTCCTTTAAGCCAAAGACATGTTGCCTTTGTCTCTCCATGCCCAAACATCCAATATTCCATTTTCACATTATCTTTTCCGAATTCTCCAATTTTAAGCCCACATCTGTCGCAATAATGAATGTCTTTAATGACTGGAACTTCTTCTTTTTTAATCATATTCATCCTTAATCAAACGATGGATTTACTACCATTTTCAAGCCCTTGAATGTAACATAGAACAAATAGCTCCCAGTTTGGTAAATCGCGATTTCTATCAATAGTTGGGCCTATTATATTCCATAACTTCTCCATCATTTCTCTTCCCATTTTAAGGTCTGCCCATCCATCAAATGAAACGGAATCCACTACACAAGGTCCTTGAGAAACCATTTTCTTGTTCATGCTCTGCCCTTTCAATCAAACAATAGGCCCTTTTCCCCATGGGGCAACCAGTGATATGTGGGCTCTTTGTGTTCAGCTTGGCCCTACTCAAATATGCGGTCTCAC